AAATTGTCCATAATACTGATAATTTTTTTGTAGGGGCATGTATTTTTTTCTTCATATTAACCCTCACAAGCTAAACAATCAGCTTCTGGTATTATTGTTCTTTCAACTTTTAAACTTACAAGTTCAGCTCTTTTAATAGCTTCACTTCGACAGTAATATAAAGTCTTTAATTTTTTTTTCCATGCCAACATATGTATATCATGTAATTCTTTTATATCTACATCAGCTGGTACAAATACATTTAAACTTTGACCTTGACAAATAAATTCTTGTCTATCAGCAGCATGTTGAATTATCCATTGTTGGTTAATTTCGATACTAGTTTTAAATACATCTTTTTCCCAATCTGATAAATCTTTAATATGCAAGATTGAACCACGATTAGCAAGGATTGAAGTCCACGTTTTATCATTGTTTATTCCTTTGTCTTCTAATATTTTTTCTAAAAATTTGTTTTTAACTAAAAATGAACCAGACATAGTTTTTTGAACATATGCATTAGCTCTAAAAGGTTCAATACTTGGAGAAGTTGTTCCACAAATAATTGAACTTGAAGCATTAGGCGCAATGGCAAGTAAATGAGCATTTCTCATTCCTGTACCTTCCATATCAGGAGCTTCACCCCTTTTTATGGCTAATTTTTGTGACTCTTTTACTGCTTCCTCTTTAATATGTTTAAACATTTGTGTGTTTTTAGACTTTGCTAAAACAGATTCAAATGGTATATTATTTTTTTGTAAATAAGCATGAAAACCCATAGCACCAAGACCAATAGATCTTTCTTGTGTTGCGCTATATTTTGCTCTAAATACACTATCAGGTGCATTATCAATAAAAAATTGTAATACATTATCTAAAAATCTAATAAGATCAGAAATAAATAATTTATCATCTTTCCATTCATCATATTTTTCTAAATTAACTGAGGATAAACAACAAACAGCTGTTCTATCGTCATCAGTTGGTAATGTTATTTCAGTACATAAATTTGAATGTTTAACTGACAGTCCTAATTTCTTTTGTTGTTCAGGTAATGCATCGTTAATATGATCAATATAACAAATATAAGGCTCACCAGTAGCAACTCTATTTTCAAGTATTTTTTGCCACAAGTCTCTAGCTGAAACTTTTTTAACTATTTCTTTTGTATGAGGATCAATTAAGTTCCAAGTATCATCATAAGTTGGTTCAGAAATACATTTTTCAATAAGCTCCATAAATTCATTATTTATATTTATTCCATGATGTAAATTTAAACACTTTCTATGTATATCTCCACCTGACGGTTTTCTTATATCTAAAAATTCTAATATTTCTGGATGTGTTATATCCATATATGCGGCATAACTACCTCTTCTAGTTTTACCTTGGCTAAATGCCATAATTTCTGAATCTACTACTTTTAAAAATGGAATAGACCCTGATGATTGAGATCCTCCTGATGTTTTTGTTCCATCAGATCTAATATGACCCCAGTATCCGCCTATACCTCCACCAATAGATGTTAACCAAGCATTTTCAGTATAATGACCAGTTAATCCTTCTCTGCTATCGCCTACATAATTTAAAAAACATGAAATAGGCATACCTCGTTCTGTACCACCATTACTTAATATAGGAGTAGAATACATAAACCATAATTTAGATGCATAATCATAAATTCTTTGTGCCATTTCATCATTGTCAGAAAAAGCTTTTGCTGCTCTAAAAAATGCTTCTTGTGGAATATTTTCACTTGGTAGTAAATATCTATCCTTTAATGTAGTTTTACCAAAATCTGTTAGTAAATTATCTCTATCTTCTATTATCATTATTTGTATACCTTTATATTTTTAAAATTATTTAGTCTAATATTAATGTTTTAATCGACTTAGATCCATCGATGTTATTTTCAAGTTCTGCTTTAGATTTTATGCATTGATATTCAATATTGTCTTTAACAACTCTTTCAGCAATACGTTTTCCTTTGAGACATTCAGACATAGTTGTTTGTATTCTATGTTCTTTAATTTCCCCATTAACAATCATAAGCAGAGCAATTATAACTTCAACCATTAATGTGCTCCGTTTTTTCTAACCTTTTCTTTTAGTTGTTCAACATCTTCCAAGGCTTTTTCTAATTGTTTAGTTAAAAACTCAATATTGACTTTATTAGTCATATTTTGTTCTTGATTTTTAATTAATTTTTCTACATCTTCAAAAACAGATTCTAATAACATAAATTGTTCTTGATCAGTAGGCTTTTGTTCAGATTTTTTTAATAAATCAGCTTGAAACAATTCTCTTGATGTTTCTAAACTTGTTAATCTTGCTGTTACTTCTGTATAAGCGAAAATTCCCATTGCTACTGCTACGATTATTCCAACCATATTCTTGATTGGCATACTGACTGATGTTTCGTCACTTACTTTCATCTAGGTTCTTCTCCTGCACAGATATATCCTATAACTTTTTTATTTTTATATTTATAATAATATTGATTTGAAAATAATTTCTTTTTCTTTTTATCCTCAATTGCAACATTTCTATTATAAAAAGAACTACAACTTTCAAATATTTCAAACCTATCTTGTTTAATGTCACCACTAGCAAGATATAATAAAGTTATTATTATAGGCTTCATTATCGTCTTTTACGTTTTTTATATTTTCTTTTTGGATTTAATTTCTTTTGCCACAATACCCTAAAAAATGGTTGAACTATACCAACTGTAATAGCACCAACAATAATAGCAATTGTGGATTGTGTAGTTAATCCTGCAGTCAGCCCAAAAACTGATGCAGTTACTACCGTTTCTTGATTCATCATTATTCCATAAATTCTTTCATTATAATTTCGTCAAAATGGCCTCCTTGCCAAGCGGCAAAGAGAACCATTAAGATAATTAATATTGAATTAAATTGCCACCATTTCATAGTAGCCTCCTCAATTATTCTTCAGTCGTACTATTTCCTTGAATAACATTTAACTCTTGTTGATATTGTTCTCTTGGTGATACAATTTTATCATCTTGAGATATTTCATCATTACCTTTAGCATCATCATAATCTGTAGGAATTGCATCATTATTTTTAGCAACTTCTAAGAACGTTGATCTTGGAATTAATCCATTTTGATACCATTCAGTAATTAATCTCATCCAATCACTTCCTCTAGGAGTAGCATTGAAGTCAGAAGATAAATTAAATCTTATATCTTGTTCAGTTATATTTAGATCATATCTCCAATTAATCATGTGTTTAATTATTTTCTTTAAACTTTCAGAAATTTTAGCATTTAAACTTGCTAATGCCGCATTTTGAGCAGCATTTCTTAGGCTTAAGGCAACACCGGATTGATCAGAATTGTTAGGTTCTAAACTTAACATTTTTACACCAATTCTTGTTAATTCATCATAACCACCTTTAATCGCAGATTCCATATCAGAAAGAGCATTTGTAGGCGTTTGTAATGTTTCAACAGTATCATCTTTATTAACAAATAACCAAGTTCCAAGACCTTGTTTAACAAGATCATCTTTTTCAGCTTCTGTTAATGAATCAGACTTAACAACTGGTGTATAAGTAGCACTTAAATATAATAAATGGTTTCTTCTTGAAATTTTATTATATAAAGCAATTTCTCTGTTTACAATGGCAGTCATTATAGGATCAACTGTTTCAATTGAACCATTTAAAGGAAAGAAAGGTATAAAATTCATTCTTTCACCATTAATAAATAAATTTTCATTTGTATCTTTTAAAATCCATTCATCTGTTAATTGATCAAATGAATAATCAACTCCACCATCTATAAATGTAGGTGTATCAGATGTATTTCTAAAAAATGTGTCAATTATATATAAACCTTGTTCATTCAATTTATGTACTTGTACAGTATCTATATATTTTGGATGATAAGGACTATTAGGATCAAATTCAAGTACAAAATATCTTGTAATTAATTGATCTAATTTTACTTGACCTCTAAAATCTGTAGCCGTTGACCAATTTACTATATTTTCAGCATGATGTAATATTGGATAAGGCTTAACTTCTTTTCTGTCTTCAGGTGGTAAATTTTCAAGATCTACATTTGGATAATCTATTTGTATAAATGCTCTTGATGTTTGTAGTTCTTCCCATAAAGCAGCAGATAAAAATGATATTAAATTAGATTTATCAGATCCAATATCATCTAAAATCCAGCTTTTAGCTTCATCTGGAGCCCCGTTAATTTCTAGCATTGGTTGTTTACGTAATAAACCACTTATTATCATTTTACAAAATTCACTAGATACACCCGGTACCTCAGCTTCAGCTTTATAAAAATCATATTGCTCTTGTGTCATTGTGGGGTTAAAAGGAAGCAACAAGTTATCACTTGAAGGCACAGAATCATAATCCTTTGTATAGGCAGGACCTTGGATTATTGCTCTGTTTCGTTTCCATTCGTTTACTTGACTCAGGTATTCATCATTTGGATATCCTGGGCCTTTGGCAGTTGTTGTTGATTTAACAATTGAACTGTTTTTATATTTAATTGACATTTGTGTGTTTTTCCTAAACATTAGAATGAACCAAAACATTTGGCTCGGATTAATAAAATAATTTTTGATTTGGCCGATCCGGAATTGAAAGAAATTGGTTGGCGTCAATGTGCGATTGACCACCCTAGCCGATCCGCCAAGAGGGCTCTAGTCCCCCTCACGCCTACCCGCCCCGAACGCCTATTGCGCCCCGAGCTTAAGGATCCCTTTACGCTATCAGTCAGTTCTATTCATATTGAAAGCGATCTGAACGTACAGCCACGCCTACCAAGCTGAACCATAGTTTTTGCTGGGCTCTAGGCTTGAATATTGAAAAATATCGGCGCGAATATATTGCTTTCGGACCTCAAAAATTTAAATAAGCTTTTAACACCAATGGTTAAGTGCCATTTGATTAATGAACACCATTGATTAACTTTATACTATAATATTGATTAATTAAGCACGGCTTAAAATGACCACGACCTATCACGGATAATTTGTGGTTTATGTTTACCTATTGGATATAAAAATTCACATATATATCTAATACCATCAGAATAATGTTCAACACCTTTTGATTTATCAATTATAGCATTGTCCATACCACTGGTAAAACCTTCTTTCCAAGTTGTTGTCTCAATTGAAGCAATTGTCCTTGGAGTCTTTTGTTTATTAAAATATAATCTTGTATTACCTTTAGCATCTTTTAATAATGCATTAACAGCATTAACACTGTCAATTATAGGTGGTTGCTTTGTCCTAGCTAACACCTTAAAGCCAGCATTCCTTAATATACTAAAGTCTGTTGTACCGGTAGCAGCACTGGTTTTCATTGCCCTACCTGAAGCATCTGGATATACTGTTATATCTCTATTTTTATATCTACCTTTTATAGATCTAATTAATTGATATGTATCAGCATTACCATAAAATTCGTCCATTGCATGTAATTGGTTACCTCTATGGCACCATACCGTTGAAGCCATTATCTTAACATTAAAGTCAATGCTAATATGTATTGGCTCACTTGGCTCAATAGGTAATAAATTATCAGTTACATGTATATTACGATTAAAATTATAAAATACAGCATCACCAGTATTGTTAAAGGTTGCACAATATTCTTGGTTAAAGCTTTTCTCATCCATTGTAACTCTTGCAAGTTCAATTTCTTCTTTCATATCAGGCCTAACATCTTCAGCAGTAAATTGCCAAGACTTCCATAAGCCTGTTTTATCCTCTTGACCTTTAACCCATAATTTATAAAAATCGTTTGTTATACCTTTTGGTGTACTTATTACAAATACACTTGCTCTTCTTAATGGATCAGATGTCATAGGTAATATAACTTCTGTAAAAGCATGCTCTTTAATATAAGCAAACTCATCAAGTACAATAAATGTAGGTGATGGTGATATACCTCTTAAACTATCAGGTCTATCAAAACCTTTTAATGTAATTTTAGAACCATTAATAAATCTTATTTCTAAATCTATTTCTCTTGGATGTCCATTAATATGTTCATGATGAACAAGACTTTTTAATGTTTGCCAAATAGATTCTCTAATCATTGAAACAGTAGGACCTATTATTAAAGCTCTTCTGTCTGGTTTTTCTAAGCAATGATTATATGCAGCAACGGCTGCCAAATAAGATTTACCTACTCTTCGTCCGGATGCCATAACTTTAAACCTAGCTAAATCCGTTAAAACTTCCTGTTGGAAATTAAAAAGTTCTATTTTATGGTTCATATTTATTATTTACTATATTTTGAATATATGTTCAACGATTGGTTCCAACGCTTTCAGTCAGCATGATCTAAAACTATTTCTTTTAATCTTGTAGCTCTTGGACCAACTTGTCTAGCCCATTTACTGTCCATCATTTCCATAGCTGCTTCAACCCATTCTTCTTGATTAATGGCTGCTATAAATTTTTTAAATTTACTTAATCTAGGAGCACCTAAATTAAAACACATATTAATTAATACTAATTGTATTTTCTCAGGTTTATTTTCAAGCCCGGGAAATACTGATTTAGTTTCACTTATAAAAAGTTCAACATCATGATTAAATACTTCATTAACTCTTTCTTCAGATATTGGTGTACCTATTGGTTTACCATGCTCTGGATCATTTTCTGTAATTAAATGGCCAATACCAAATGTTGGATAGCCTAAATGATCATTATATATTTCGTATTTAACACCTTCATCAATTTTTAATTGATCTTGTAATTGTTTAATAAGATGATTATTCATTGTTTCCTATATCATTAAATTTATTATTTTCAAAAGTTAGTTTAAACTTAGGTAAGTCCTTCATGTGCTCTTTTCTGACTCTTACATTTAGCATACTGTTAACACACCAAGAGGAATCCAACCTGGATAATTGTAAAAGAAGCTCAAAAAGTTTAGCCGTAGCTTTTGATTTTGATTCAAAAACTATGTCTTTATGACTTACCAATTTATCTCGGATCGTATTTGATCCAAAATAACTAGCCAAAGCCGTTCCGTATTTAGCGGTAAAACCAATATAATAAGATCCGTCAGTATAGTGTGTTACGTATACTTTATACAATTTCTCACTGAGTTTCGTCATCATTATTTTGCGCTTGGTTATTAACAGCTTCGCTATTCTGTAATTCTATTGCGGGTTTAAGCGTTGGTTCAGTTTTTTGCACAATAGTTAAAACTGGCACATTTGCCTGTTGCAATGAAGCCTGACCAACTGGTTGCTTTTGATACCCGTATTCTAACAGCTTTTCAGCTATTCGAACTCTTAAATTCTGTGACCTAAAATCTTCCTTGCCCTTAAGCTTGGATAATTCTTTGACTAATATATTAATAGGATCTATACCTAGTTTTTTTAATTTATCTATACTTGATTTATCTATGGTACTTTTTTCTACTGTGCTCTTAGGAGGCCTTCCAGCCCCTGGCCTAGCTCCGCCCTTTCCAGCCATAAATGTACCGCCTATCAATTTAAAGTATTTTCTATTTGTTAATATTAGTCGTTATTGAGCCGCAATATGTTCTACCACATACCACCACGCTCTGTTGTCTGTAAGGTATAGATTTTGAGGTTTGAGAAGTTTTTAACGCCTTTGGCAAGGACTGCTAAGGCTTAAGGCTTATTAGGCTTATATAAGCTTATATAACTTATATATATACTTATTTATATATTATAAGGCTTATTAGGCCTAAAGCTTATATAAGCTTATATAAGCCTTAAGCTTTACGTTTTCTGTAAGGTATAGAAATAGGAATAGCCTTATTTATTATAGATATTGTTCCCTTTTCTTTTTAGCTTTATAAGCGTTAACTTTACCCTCTTTTGCCTTTTCTCTTTTTATATCAGATGGTTTTTGATAACGACTTTTATATCGGTATTCTTTTAATATACCGGTTTTGCTAAGTTTATTCTTCATCTTACGAATGGCTTTATCCACATTATTGTCTTTTACAAATATTGTGAAATTGCCCCTTTTTTCATTTTTTCTTATTATAACAATTACCCCCTCTCTAAAATATTGCTTGAACTATTAATATAAATAACATACCTAAGCCAAACCAAGTAACCTCAGTTTGGTGATCTGAACAAAAAA